ATTTATAAACTGTACCAGTATAGTTAAATACAATCAGATCAAAAGGTATTTATGTTCGAAATAATTGATTCATTATTTTCAGAAATAGTGATCGCAATAGCTCTAGGTAGTGGTGGAACATTAATAGCATATTTTAGGAAGATATCCTTAACACAGAAAGATTTATGCAATAGAGTAACTCAACTACAAAAAGCCCTCATTATTTTAGCAACAGCCCTAGATAGACAATCCAATAGGCTACACGAAGAAGCTGACTCAGATCTTGAGGATTTAGTAGGAAAAGTCTTAAGGAAGGATTAAATTTATAAAGGACTGTAAAGTTGATTGTTTTATGGTAGATCCAATACTTATAACTGTGGTCGCAGCAGTAATTGGTGCAGGTTTAAACACCTTGAGAGGCTATTTGCACTCTGATGAAGGCGTTTATTCAGCAAAGAAACTTTGTGGTGCATTGATTATTTCTACATTTGCAGCAATGGCTGTCAGTCAAACCATTTCAGTTGAAGGTGTGGGAGAAGTAGGACTTGCTCTAATAGGCTTGACTACTGGTTTCGCAGCTGACTTTGCAGTTACTAAAGCAAAAAAAGACTAGAATGGCTATGTTTTGGGTAAATAGCCCAACCATTTTTTCCTTTTTCTAAAACTTTATATGTTATATCAACACGATAAAATCATGTCAGAAGACCTATATTTCAATAGATTAGTGACAAAAGCACTACATTCTTTAAACAGTGATGATAGATTTTTTGAAGGATATTTAACAGTTGAAGTAAAAGACAAACAGGGTGAAATAACAGTAGTTGATGAATTAATTAAGGTCTTGCCTATATGGATGGATAGGGGAGCACCAATTAGTGATACTCACTCTAATCGTATTATAGGTAAAGGTATCAGTTATGCACAAACAATTTATAAAGGAGGTGATGGGGTAGAATACCCAGCAATTAAAATTACAGGTAAAATTCACAAAAACTACGAATTGGATAATGAGATTTGGAATAAAATCAAATCAGGTGAATATAAAGGACTATCATTTGGTGGAGCCACGAAATCCAATAGAACCCCAAAAATAATGAAAGATGGTTCAGTTGCATATGAGTTAAAGAATTTAGAACATTATGAAGTAGCAGTTTGTAAAGATCCAGCAGTTCCATTAGCATTGATTACAGATCACAATCCTATTGCCAAAGCTGTAACTGATAATTTCACAGAAAGAGGTGACAAAATGGTTATACAATGTGACGGATTTGGTTGTTATGTGGGTAAGGGAGGATTAGATCATGTAGGTGGTGGTCACACAGGTGGTCAAAGAGGATTAGGTCAAGATGCAACATATCACCAAAATTCAGGTATAGGAACAGGTGTTCAAACCACAGAAGTAAAGGATAATAATGAAGAATTAGAGAGTGAAAAGGATAAAGAAGGTAAACAAGATGCAGAGAATGATGGTGTTTCTCATAGTGCATATAATCAAGATGTTGACGTAGATACCAGTTCAGGTAGAAATAATTCAGATAAAACAAAGGCAGAAGAAAGATATTACATTGATGATCTCTATAAATCAGGTTATCAAACAGAAGATGGAAATAATCAATTAGGTGGACAAGCGAAGGCAGATAAAGAGTCTAATAAAGATAACGAAATATATATAAACCCCAAAAAAGAAGAATCTAATAACAACATGGCAGAAGAATCCTACGAAAACGAAGATAAGGAAGAAAAATCTGAGAATAAAGAAGAATCTGATTCCGAAGAGGTTGAAAAATCTTTTCAAGAAGCAGTAAAATCTAACATGGATGTCTTAACTGAGGTCGTACAATCTTTGGCAGAAACACAAAAATCCGTTTCTGAATCTATTGACAATATTGATGCAAGACTCAAAGCAATGGAAAAACCAACAGATTACCCTTTAAAACCAGCAACTTCTGATTCAGAAGATGTTGGAGCAAAAGTAACTGCACCTGATGAATATCAATCAAATTCAAGACAAACAAGCTTGAATTCTGATCAAGAAGCATCAGATGGAGAGAAAAAGCCAGAGGGCGATGACAGTGGATTGAAAATGCAAGAGAAACACTCTTATTCAACAGAAACCCCAAGACCATCTCAAATCGTCAATACAGTTGACAAATCTTTCTCGGAAGATTATTCAATGATATTGAAAGATGCAAGAGAAGGTGGTTATGAGGGACTATCAAACGTAGCTCGTAACATTCTAAAAGGAAAATACTATCAGCCAACAGCAGATGAGGTAGGTCAGTTCTAAAATGGTTCAAATACGAACAATAGACGAACTCGAAGCACAGTATTACGGCTATAACCGTAACCTACTTAGAAAAGCAGATGCTCCAATACAAACATCAACAGCAGGTACATTCAATGCTGTATTTGGTGCTTACGCATGGGCGCAACTGAACTTAGAGGCTAATGCCTTCGGAATTCTCCCAAAATATCCTTGGGATAAATCTGGATGGCGTATCATAACAGCCAAACCAACTCTTAATACCAGTCAAGGCAACACAGCTTTAGGTGGTACTGCTGAGGGTGGAAACATTGCTGAAACAGTAAAGCCAGATCTACAAGAGATAGATGTTAAACCAAAGACAGCTCAGTTACCATTTAGTGCAACTGAGGTTATGGAATGGTTAGCAACACACTCTAAAGACGATATTTGGGGAGGACTTGGTTCACTCCGATTATATATGGCAGTTCAGCACAAAGAGTTCCTAAACAGGATGCTACTCGCAGATGTCGAAGGCACAATCACTGGATCAACTAACCACACAGGTCATCAAGACTTTGAATCACTAGACAGAATTATTTCTTCTAGTGCAGAAGAAGATGCTCTAGGTGGAAGCAACACTAACGCATATGATCCATGGGCTGCAGGCAACGATGTCGATAGAGATGGATCAACAGTTTATGATTCAACAGTAGAATCTGCTTCTGGTACTATTGGTACCAATGGTGTCCTTACCGATGACACTCTAAGAACTTTCTTACGAAAGATTAGAATTGCAGCAGGTAAAGATCCAAACGTATTCCTCGGTTCCCACGAAGTTTACTCCGAAATACAAGGCTTGTATATGCCTTCAGTCCGTATTCCAAATCCATACGGCGAAGCACTCGTACAAGTTGACGTAAACGGAATCCAAACATTCAAAGGCACAGGAGTTGGAATTCATGTAGATTCCATTTATGGAATACCATTCATTCCATCAAAAGATGCTCCAAGCGACTCTGGTGACTCATCAGAAATCGGAAGATTATTCGCATTGGACACTAGTGATGCAGAAGGATATGGTTATCCAAGACTTGGAATTCAAATCGCAATCCCAACTGAATACTATGAAGCAACTAGAAGATCCGCTGGATATCCATTCATCAACAATGCATTTGTTGAGAAAGGCGTATTCAGAACTATGGGCGAAACAGTTTGTCGTCACTTCCGTTCACAAGGTAAGATCAGAGATATTAAACTCTAGTCGTACTTTAAATTCCCTTTTTCTTTTTTTTAATACTTATTAACAAGATTGCTGCAAAATAATTAGTGAGAGTCAGAGCTTCACACATTCTTGGGCGTTGGAGAATTAAACAACGTTAACAACTTTACACCCTCTAGCGAAAGCTAGGGGGTATCTTTATATAATAGAGTTGATAAATGTTCATATGGCAATAACAATCAGTACATCCGATTGGACAGCAGCTAATGTTAGAAAAACACTATCTTTTCAATCAGCATTAGTTTCTAAATTGCGAATATATAGTATCAAAGTTACCTTCGGTAGTGGCGATAACTATGCAACAGGAGGAGTGTCAGCCGACCTCAAAGAGGGAAGAATCTCTACACTCGTTGCTGTAATACCAACATATTCAACTTGTTTACAAGAAGTAAGATATGACAAAGCAAACGAGAAAATCCAACTATATGATGTAGGTGGAGGAGCACAATCCAAATTTGTTGAAGTTGTAAATACCAGCTCAACCTGTGCAAGCAAAACTTTCGAGTTTCTAGTCATAGGCTACTAGAGTCCAAAATAGCCGACTTTTTTTTCTTTCACAATCCTTATATATTCGTAATTGAACAATAGAATATGGTCGAATATAACCACAATGTAATATCTTTTAATGCTGACACAGCGATAAAAGGAGGTCATGGTGTTGTTGTAGCTGTATTCTGTACCAAAAAAGGTTCTAGTGGAGCTAAATGTATTCTTAAAAACGGTGATAGTAGTGGAACAGCCGAATTCACAGTATTTGGAGAAATAGAAGGTAATTATCAAGATATCAACAGAAGATTTGAAGATGGCATATACGCAGATATCACAGGTTCAGCCGAATGGACTGTTGTTTTTAAGTAAATTTAAATACATACTCAGTTCATATATTACATGGCTACAACTTATTGTTCAGTCGAAGATGTATCTGATTTTCTCAGAGTCCCCATTACTGCTACTACTACTCCTAATAAGACACAAGTTGAGAAAATAATCAACAGAAAGGAAGAAGAATTTGAACGTAGAACTGGTCATGCTTGGCGTTCAAAAAAGGTAACAAGAGAGATTCACAGTTTACCATTATTATATACATTTGGATGGGGTACACCTATATTTCTAAGACATAGAAGAATATATGATTTAGAT